TTATCATCTCACTTGGACTTGCTTTTAGAGAAAATTTTATCATCGTTTTAAGAAAGGCTTTTGTAGATAAAGAGCCAAATGGCTATGAGGAAAAAAGTAGAAGCGTAAAAGAGGTAAGGGCAAGGCAGATACCAAAGATAGAGCGCAAAAAGCCAAAAGCCGACGAGATAAAAGAAGAAGAGCTTATAGACGCTCAGGTGCTAAATGATGATGAGCCAAATTTAGAGAGCGAGCCAGAGCCAGAGATAGAGCCGGCACAAGAGAGCAGACCTGCAACCATAGGCGGGGTTGAAATTTTAAATGAAGTGGCTGAAAATAAAAAACTTCTTGATCAGATAGAGCGCGGCAAGGTCGAAAAGCCAAAAGACTTTGTCTTGCCGCCACTTAAATTTCTAAACGACCCTCCAAAGCGCTCGCACAATATAAACGAGGCCGAGATCGACCAGCAAATTTCAAATTTACTCGATAAACTGCGTAAATTTAAGATAGATGGCGACGTGGTGCGAACCTACACTGGCCCTATCGTCACGACATTTGAGTTTCGCCCAGCCCCACACATCAAAGTGAGTAAAATCCTCACTTTGCAAGATGATCTAGCGATGGCGCTAAAGGCCCAAACTATCCGTATCCAAGCGCCGATCCCTGGCAAAGACGTCGTTGGCATCGAGGTGCCAAATCAAAATTTAGAGACGATTTATCTAAAAGAAATTTTAGAAAGTGAAGTCTTTAAAAATGCGAGCAGTCCGCTAACCATGGCTCTTGGCAAAGATATCGTGGGCGCTCCTTTTGTGACTGACCTTAAAAAGCTCCCACATTTACTAATCGCAGGTACAACTGGATCAGGCAAGAGTGTGGGTATAAACGCTATGCTTTTAAGCTTACTTTATAGAAATAGCCCACAAACTTTGCGCCTAATGATGATCGATCCAAAGATGCTTGAATTTAGCATATATAACGATATCCCGCACCTTTTGACGCCTGTTATCACGGAGGCGAAAAAGGCGATCACGGCGCTTTCAAACATGGTTGCTGAGATGGAGCGAAGATATAAGATAATGAGCCAAACTCGCACAAAAAATATAGAGAGCTACAACGAAAAGATGAAGAGCGAGGGCGGCGAGCAGTTTCCATACATCGTCGTGATCATCGATGAGCTAGCTGATCTTATGATGACTAGCGGCAAGGACGTGGAGCTTTACATAGGACGTCTAGCGCAGATGGCAAGGGCTAGTGGCATACACTTGATAGTAGCGACCCAGCGCCCAAGTGTCGACGTCGTGACTGGCCTTATAAAGGCAAATTTACCAAGCAGGATAAGCTATAGAGTAGGGCAGAGGATCGATAGTAAGGTCATCCTTGATCAAATGGGAGCTGAAAGCTTGCTAGGGCGAGGAGATATGCTATTTACGCCTCCTGGAAGCCCTGGCGTGATCAGGCTGCATGCGCCATTTGCGAGTGAAAAAGAGATTGAGACAATCGTAAATTTCTTAAAAGAGCAACAAGATGTGATTTACGATGAGAAATTTCTAGCAGAAGAGGGCTCTAGCGCAGGCTCAGCTGCTGGAGTATTAGGTGAAGATGAGCTTGATGAGCTATACGAAGAGGCAAAAGAGATCATCTTAAGCGAGCAAAAAACATCGATCAGCTACCTACAAAGACGCTTAAAAATAGGCTACAACAAAGCTGCAAATATAATCGAGCAAATGGAAAAAATGGGCGTGTTAAGCCCTGTAAATGCAAAGGGCCAGAGGGAAATTTTGGTCTGAATTTATATAGCAATGTAAAGATAAAGGAATAAAAATGTTTAAATTTGGAGTTCTCGTTTGTATTCCTTTTTTAATGCTAGATTTTGCCTTTGCTCAAGATATTAATACGAGTAATGTAGAGAAAAACTCAACATCTATGCTAAAAACTCTAAAACAGATGAGCATGCCTTTTTCTGGCGATGAGTATGAGATAGAGAATTTATCCAAGCTAGATAATAAGATGCTAGCGGTAGTGCAAGCATCATTGCCAAACCAAACTGCACTATATGATGCCATCAAGGGCGATCTAAATAAAGATGGTATAGAGGATGTAGTTGTAGTAACTCAAGAAACATTTAAGGAAAAATTTATGCCGTTTAGTGATGGTTGCGATGAGAGCACCAAAGACGATAAATGGTGTCAAATAGTAAATAAAAATCGTCGTGGCGTCGTGATCTTGCTCTCAAATGGTGATAAATATGAGGCTGTAGTAACTAAGAGAGATATATTTGAGAGCCCAAATGAAGATGGTGGAGCTTATTTTCCACCAGAGCTTGTAGTAGAGATAAAAAATAGCGAACTAAAATTTTTCTATAGTTATGGTAAGTACGGATACTGGGAATATGTTTTTGCGCTAGATGGAAAAGATTTTAGGCTTGTAAAGTATTTTAGTAGTGTTAATAATGGTCCTATGCCAGAGTATATAGTGCAAATGGACTTTGTAAATCATAGGCTATATAAAAGCGTAAATTTGCTATACCCTGGCAATAAAGAGTATAAGAGATACGAAGAGTGTATAGAAAAGTACAAATCTTTATATTATGTGCAAGAAGAGGATGATTACGATGGAACATTTATTAGAAAAACTTACGAGCTAAAAACACAAGAAATTCTACTCTCAGAAGTTAAAAAGGTTGATTATATAGATGGTCGTTGGCTGGATGATTTGCAAAATTCAAAGCAGTTAGGAAAAATTTTGAAGATTGATTTTTGGAGTGAATATCCTGGCGATAATGAAAATGAACTTGTTAGATGTGTCGCTGATAAGATATAAAAGCCTTGTGCTGATTTAAATTTTTCTACTAAATTTAATTGATGATAAAAGTTTGCAAATTAAAACTATCGTAAAAAATTTAAAAATAAATTTTAGAAATAGCTAAAACATAATCAAAAATATTTAAACTCTTTATGAAACAAATTCGCATAGCGTGCTAATTGATACCTAAAAGAAGCTATATCATAACTACAAAAAAGAATACTCTTGACGTTAACGAAATAAATTTGACACTTTTAATTAGCCTTATGATAACTGCAAAGACCTACCACTTGATAAATGTCCTATAACTCACCTAAATCACGATACAGCAAATCGTATGTGGTGGGCTGTGAGAAACCATCTTGGATATTTAGGGACTAGCAACACTCACGGACTTTACGTATTGCGCCATACAGTGGCTTCTAGGTTAGTGAGTTTGAAGGGATTTAATGCTCATAAACTGATGGCTTTTATGGGTCATACAGATATTAAAAGTAGCCTACATTACGTGCATCTAAATGTTGATGATTACGTGATGGTGTGGGAGTTGGTGTTTAGTTAAAAGGTGGTAAAAGTCCTTAGTATTTGGTTGCGGAGGACGGATTTGAACCGCCGACCTTCGGGTTATGAGTGTTATGCGCTATTTTTTATAAGTAGCCATTAAGCTACATTTGTTAAAATCTGCCCTATGAAAGTATTAAAAAGTTCAACATTTGATAAGTGGTTGCATAAGTTAAATAATCCTATTGTCAAGGTTTCTATATTAAGAAGATTAGAGCAGATAGAAACAAAAGATCATTTAGGGGATTATAAATTTATCGATACAGACTTATACGAACTTAGGTTTTTCAATCGTGGTGGGTTAAGGATATTTTTTACATTTGATGGCGATGAAATAATTATATTGTTAAATGCTGGCGATAAAGATAGCCAAAGCGATGATATCAAAAAAGCAAAAGAGATATTAAAGGATTATAGATGAAAGAAGAATTTACTAAATTTAATTTAGAAGACTACTTAACAACTGATGAATTAAGAAAAGAGTATTTAAATCAAGTTCTTGCTGATGGCGATATTGAAGAATTTAAAAGAGCATTATTTTATATAGCAAAGTCAAAAGGCATTGAAAACGTTGCAAAGAAAGCAAATTTAAATAGAGAAAGCTTTTATAAGATGTTTAAAGAGAATTCAAAGCCTAGATTTGAAAGTATATTTAAGGTTGTGAATGCTCTTGATATTAAGCTTGTTTATGCTTAATATTTTTTTTATTTAAATTTATTTCATTTCTATTTTTATATCTTTTTTAAGCTTTGTATTCTTTACTTGCTTGCTATCTCCTAGCCTTTGCATTATTAGTTTATCGTTTGTGCCTATTATTTCTACTAAGTATTTATTAAATTCTATTTTCTTAATTATTTTTATATCGTTATTTGTTAAATTTTTAAATCTTCCATTAAACATTTTTTCACCGCTGTTATTTTGGTTGTAAAATTCTATGTTTATTACCCCTTGTTCTCTTGTGTAGCTCCATTTTTCGTGTATAAATTTGCCATCTTCCAGATCATAAATAAATCCGTCATCTTTGATTTCAACTTTCCATTTATTACCTGGACTTGTCATAAAATTAACAAATTGATTGTTCTCGGTTGTGATTTCCCATTTGCCCATTATATTTACATCTTCGCCGAAGTCATAACAAAAAGCATTTATTGAAAATATGAGTATTATTAGTATTTTTTGCATTACTTTGTTTCCTTTATATTTATTTTTCCATTATTTGCTTTTTCTTTTATTTTTTCTAACTTTTCTAAGAATTTTTTGGTTTCTGAGATTTGTTCGTCTAGTGCTAATCCTTGATTTATTAGTCTTATTAGTTCCGGTTTTTCTTTTTCCCAGTTCGTGAGTGTATTTCTAGTAATGTTTAATTTATCTGCTAATTCTTGCCTAGTCATTTTTAACACTTTTTGACAAATTATTTGGCATTTTATTAATTTTTAAGGTTTTTTTATTTAACATTTCACTATCCAAATGCACAATAATTGTGCATAAAATTTTTGATTTTTGTTTGCAACAAAATTATATCAAAAATTGTTTGGCTTTTGCCCTGAATATGGCATTAAACTATTTTAGCCCCGTTTGGACGAAACACCTTTTCGGGGCTATGTTAAATGGTGTTTCAAATAAATAAAAAAAGGTGTTAAACATGCAAATCGTTAAATCTGACTATGATTTAAAATACATTCTTAAAGGCGGTCTTGTAAGAAGTTCAGCTTCTGGCAAGTTTGAAGGTAATGACTACTCTTCTTCTGTTCGCATATCTTCATCAAATATCTACGATGTTGAAAACGAGAAAACTGGCTTTACTGACGAAGTAGAGCAAAAGGTTGTCTTTAAAATTATTTGCCCTGATAACAATACGGCTGGACTTGTAGCAAGTGCGATAAAAGAGAAATTTCGTAAAGGTGAAGAGATACCGGTTGAAGGTGGCTTTCCAAATGATCAAAGAATAATAACAATAGCAAATCCAGTTGAATATTTCCTATTTGATACAAAGCCAGCTAATAAAGCTGATAAGAAACAATAAATTAAAGGGGTTTAGCCCCTTTAACTATTTAAAAAAGAGTGTTTCCTTTTTTAAGTAGTTAAAGACTACTAAATTTCTTAAAAAAGGATTTCAGATGAAATTTCTTGCTTCTGCTAAATCTAAGGTTTTAGCTGGTGTTGCGGCAATGGGTGTTCTCTCTAGTAATGCTCTAGCTGCTGGTATTACTATGGCAGCTGACGGCACTGTTACAGGTGATCTTAACGTTGGTCCTTTTATGAGTATCGCTGGTGCTGTTCTTGTTGCTTATGGCGTATTCTTCGCTGTTAAAAAAGGTCTTGGTCTTTTGAAATAAAAGGCTTTTTCTCTTTGAAATAGTGTTGCCCCTTAATTGGGGCTAATTTTTAAAAAGGTTAAAAATGTATTTTGATTTTATAGACGTCACTAAGTTTGGTATATTTTTAAACTCTTTCTTTGGTGCTGTGATCGTTTTCTTTGCGGTAGTTTTTTCCATATCTTCAGCCTTTAGCCTTTTTAAAAATTAGCTCTTAAATTTATAGCTTAAAGCAGAGTGCGAAGCAAAGCTTTAAGCCGACAAACGAAGTGCGTCAGTAATGTATAGGAAATAAATATTATGGATAAAGTCTATCTAAATTTAACGCTCGAGCAATATAACTTCTTGATGTCCCTGACTGGTGCATTGTGCGGTTTCTTGCTATGTATGTTTATTTATATAGTCCTATCCAAAATTTAAAAAAGGTGTTTAAAATGTTTAGTGTTATAGGTGTCCCAGCTTTTGACTACTTCTTTTCAATATTCGTTTGGTTTATGATTTTAACTTTGCCGATCTGTGCTGGCTTAGTCCTATTCACAAAAAAGGCTTTTTAAGGATTTCAAATGAAATTTCTCTTAAAAATTCTTTGCCTGCTTAGTTTGTTAAGCTCTTTTGCTTTTTCAAAAGATGTTTGGGTAATGACTGATGATGTTTTAGATGGTTTAAAACCTATGGATAATTGTGAATTTTTCTTGGGTAGAAAATTCTTAAAATGCACTATTCCAGAAACTGGTACATATAGAGTTTTTATCGTTAATTTTGCTTATGATTATTTGTATTTTAGTCCAACTAAATCAAGCGGTTATTACTATAATACAATGTACTATTACTTTATTGATAAGGTTCAATATAGCGGTTATTTTGCTTATATCAGTAAATATTCATATTATAAATATGCTGAAAGTGATGCCAGTAACGGTCAATTATTTACCTATACAAACATAACTGAATTTCGTATAAATAACTCTTTTGTTGAGTGTTCTGCTGGTGATAATTACGGTTATAAAACAAATAAATGTTTCCCAGCTTGCCCAGCTGGTCAGTCTTGGGATTATGAAAACGAAGTTTGTTACTCTGATTGTTCCGATAAAGATTTAAATAAATTTGGTTATCCAAATGGCACAGCTCAAGGCGGTTGCGTTGATTGTTCTAGCGCTTTTACTGATCATGATATAGCTAGTTGTATTTGTTCAGGTTTTGGCACTACTTTATCTGAAAAAGGGACTTATTTTTCTTTAGAAGGTAGCTCTTTTGTTTCGTATAGTTGCGCTAATGGCTCTGATATAACCTTTAAACGTCGTTCAAATGAAAACACTAACAAAGACAAAGATAAAGATAAAGAAAATCCTAAAGATGACAAAGATAAGAAAAAAGATAACAACTCTACAAATTCAAGCGATAAAGATAATCCTAAACCTGATAAAAAGGACAATAATGAAAATTCAAACAACTCTAGCGGAGAGAGTGGCAACTCTTCAAATAATAATAGTGGTGGCTCTTCTGGCAATGGTTCTAGCGGTGGCGGTGGGGCTGGTGTAGAAACAAAGCCAAATCCTAATAGTGGTAATGGCAAACAAGACGGAAAGGGTGACGGCAAAGGCGAAGAAGGTAAGGGCGATGATAATATTGGACCTGCTAAATTAGATTATGAAGGTTTAAAAGCTAGTGCTGATACTTTTGAAGGTCAATTTAAAACTGCCATTGATGATAGCTTTAGCTTTGTAAATGATGTAAAAGCTAGTTTAACGGATACTTTGCAAAAAATTAAAGATGGAAATTTAATGTCTTTGAAAAAAGGTGCAGTGCCTACAACTTGTCCTTTGAGCTTTCAAATTGATATGACTTATTTTTCTAAGAATTTAACTTTTGATTTTTGCAAAATTGTTTCGCCAGTCTCTTCATCTCTTTATATTTTATTTTACTTGGGTTTCTTTATCTTGTTTTTGGTTGTAACTATTAAATTATTTATTTTAACGTTTATGGGGTGGTAGTTATGCCAGCGATTATTGCAATGATTGTTAATTTCTTTGGTTTTTTTAAATGGGGCAAGATTGTTGATTATGCTCTTCGTGCTTTTACTCTTTCTAAAATGGTTATTATTAATGCCATTTTGGGCGGTTTAATCCTTTCTTATGCAACTGCTGTTCTTTATATAATCAATTTTATATATTCTAAATTTAATTTTGTAGTTGATTATGTTAATAATTTGCCAACTGGTAATGATAAAGTTTTAACTACTGCTTTGGCTTTTATAAAATCTCTTGGTGCTTGGAATGCTTTTTGTGATGTAATGGCTATTTTTTCGCCTATCTTTTTAAGCTTCTTTCTTATTTATGCTACGAAAATAGGCATTGTTGTTTTTAAATTTGTTCGAGAAACAATTTTATCTTTTATTGTTGCGAAGTCTTAAAAATGATTACGTATTTGATTGGTAACCCTGGAAGCGGTAAAACTTATTATGCTGTATATATGATTTATCAGATTTTTTTATTTGAGCCAAAAAAGACTTTCTTAACTAAATTTGTTAAACCTAAAGAAAAGCCAGATTATTCATTTTGTTATACAAATATAAATGAGTTTAAATTTGAGCTATGCGATAAATTTAAGAAGTTTGACTTTGATGAATTTTATTTAGGCTTAAGAAATTTATATGCTCTTTATAAAACTGGTGCGACCGATAACGAAGTAAATGAGAAAGCCAAAGAGTTAAACTTATTTGGTTGTGTATTCGTTCTTGACGAGTGCCACAACTTCTTTAAAAATCAAAAAGATGAAATTTTAGTTTGGTGGCTTACATATCATAGGCATCTTTATCAAGATATCTATTTAATTACGCAAGATTTAACGCTTGTAAATAATGAATATAAACGCATTGCAGAGAAATTTTATAAGGCTTCGGACAGCTCACGAAGATTATTTTCAAAGAAATTTCGTTATGAAATTTACGCATCTTATAGGCTTTTTAAAAAAGATAGATTAGAGATTATTAATATTCCATTTCTCCAAGAAGTTTTTGACTTATATCACTCTGGTCAAAGCTCAAATAAAAAATCATTTGTTCGCTTTTACTTTTTCTTAGCTTTTTTAGTCTTTATTTTTCTCTTACTTTTCTTTTATTTTGTTGTGATGTCTTTATTTGAAACCGATAAACCTAAAAACGATAATTTACCTATTGAAAATAAAATTCCTGCTCCAGTTTCCGAGCGACCTAAAAATTCAAGTTTATTCTTTGATGATAAAAAGCCTAAAAATAATAATATTGACCTTCCTGAAATTTACATTTATGACATTACTTGTCTTAACAATAATTGCCATTTTAGCGATGATTATCATTTATTTCCATTGTCATTGATTACTTACATTTCTTCAACGCATACCCCATTATATTTTTATTTCGAGCCAAAATCTCACGAGCTTGTTAAATACTACTATGTATTTGACAAGCCAGTTTTTCAAAATTTACAAAAAAATAACAAAGGTGTTTCCGATGAAAAGTTTAATCAAATTCCTAATTCTTCCATGTCTGCTATTAAATAGCCTTTTTTCTGCCGAAATTTACACTGATTTGCTAGATTTCGCACGTCTTACAAGCAAGGCTAACAATATAGCTATTGTAACTGATGAGAGCATTCATCAAGGTGAATACTATTTTATCTATCAAGATGAAGTAAAAATTACAATTTCGATGTTTAGAAAAATGCTTGAAGCAAAGAATTTATATTTATACAAAAAAGATAATTTCTACTATGTAAGCTCTCAAAAATTGCCTGATTATGATTTAAGGCGAATTGATCTTAAAAACTACGTTGTCGAAGATGTCAATAAAATTTTAAGCCAGTTTGATCTAAATGCTACCTATGCGACCGCTTCAAACTCTGTTTTCTTTAGAGCTGATGATTACATTTTTGATCAAGTTAAAGACGCTATCGCTAAGATAGATAAAAGCTTAGAGCAAGTAACATTTAAGCTTACAATTACCGAAACAAATTTAAAAGATATAAAAGATTTAGGCACAAATTTACAAGGCTTACTTAAGCCACTCAATCACGGCGATTTAGCCTATTACATAAATTTAATTACTTCCCCTTACATTACAAATTCAAATGTAATTAAAAATGATGATAGTGCATTTTTTGGCATATTAAATTTTCTTGATACAAATGGCATTACAAAAATCATCTCTTCGCCAGTCTTGACGGCAAAAAATCACACAGAAGTTTATTTTAGTTCTGTTCAAAATATCCCCTATCTTGTTTCAAAAACTGATATTTCAAACGTAAATTACCAAAAGACCGATAGCTATGAGTACAAAGACATTGGTTTAAAAATCAACTTAAAGCCTATAATTTTATCTGATCATATCGATTTCGACTTACATTTAATCCTTGAAGATATCCTTTCTCAAAGTTCATCTTTAACGCCCATTGTTTCAAAGAAAGAGCTTAAAAGTTCTTATTCTTTAAAGCGTGGCGACGTCTTGGTTCTTAGTGGCATTAACAAAAAGACCACTGCTAAGCAACGTAATGGCGTGCCAGTTTTAAAAGATATTTGGCTTCTTAAGTATCTTTTTTCAGTAGAGCAAGACAGCGAAATAAACTCTGTTTTAACTCTCACAATTCAAATTTTATAAGTTTAAGGGGTGTAGGGGATATCCCCTACAAAAGGCGAGTAGTAAGCTTTTTAGTTTGTCCAGCCTTTTCGAGCCGTGCAACAAACGAGCCAGCTGGGCCATAAAAGCCCCCTTTCGCCTAAGTGTGTTTTGGCGTAGCCAAAAAGCCAACCATTTGTGCGGACGAAGTCCGCCAAATGGTGGCTCTTGTCAAATTAATAAAAAACTCTTAGTTTTAAGGAAGCGACTATGCGAGCAAGGAATTTATACGGTGTTTCACCCTTTGATGTAGAGCTTTGTCAAGAGAAGCTTGATAGTCAAAGGGAGTATATGCGCTCTTTTTCTTTTGTCAATAGTTTAGGACAGGTTAAAAATTTGCTTGATATTTCAATGTCAGCAAACTTTAGCCCTAAATATTACGCTGAAGTTTCTAACCGCGTTAATGTGTTTAGCTCATTTGCTATTGATAATTTTCAAGTACCAGTGTTTTTAACAATTACTCTTAATGGTTGTTTTAGGGGTGCGTTAAATGGCGACTACTCTAAATTTAAGCCTATTGATTATAAATATTTACCTGATGAAGTTAAATACAAGGCTAAAAATTTAGCTTGTTTGACTATTTCCGATTTGGTGGCTGTTCTTAATCATCAATGGAATTTATTTATTATGCGATATTCTGATAAGTTTAAAAGAATAGATCGAAGTTATATAAGATGCTTTGAGCCACATAAAAAAGACGGCGTGCCACATATCCACGCTTTATTTTACGTCCCAGCTTATACGCTCGATTTTATGAAAAGAATTTATACAAATATTTTTTATGCTCCACAAAATTTAAAAACAGATGCCATTACAAGCGAGCAAGAGAAAAACGGCGAGCTTAACGGCTTTCAAACTTCAATTAATAATCCTAGTGGCTATGTAATGAAATACATTCAAAAGACTTTCATAAATTTAAAAGAAACGCAGGATTTTGATGAGCTTTCTGCTTGGTATGTAAAGCATAAGGTTAGGCGTTTCTTAAGCTCACGCACTAAAGTGCCTTTGTGGGTGTATAGAAAGATTAATTTTATTAGCTCAATGCAAGATTTTTACCACTTAAATGACCTTACAAATGATCCTAGGGCATTAATTGAGTGGAATAAAAAAGATGATTACATTTATATAAATTTACCTTTCAATAAAGAAGAGATCATTTATATGAATGGTAGATTGGAGCATTATATAAGCGGTAGGCTAATGAATTTTTACGATAGGCTTAAGGTAAGTAATAAAGTCGATGAAGATGCAAGCGATGATATAAAGAGCTTTGGCAATACTCTAAAACAAAGGCAAATTTTAAAAATTTGTGACGAGCTTTTTAAAACTGAAAAGAAAGTTAAGCCAGTAAGTAAAATGCGAGATTACGAGCTAGTTAATTATTATCAAAGCTTGGGCGGTGATGTAAATGTTCAACATTTGGCTTATGTTGAAAATTTAATGCTCGATAGAGAATTAGACAACTTTACACACTATCACGAAAAGCACAATCTTAATGCTCCTGATATTGATAGCTTTGTAGATAGATTTTTGATTTGTAATGAGTTTTAAAAAAGGATAAAAAATGAAAATTTTAAATTTGTTTGCTGGCATTGGTGGGAATAGGCTTTTATGGGATGATGTTTTGCCTGGCGTTAAAGTAACAGCCGTTGAGTTTGATCCTGAAATAGCAAAGGCTTATTCAAAGCGTTTTCCAAACGACGATTTAATAGTGGGTGATGCTTGGGATTATGCTGCTAAAAACTATTTAGATTTTGATTTTATATGGGCGTCTCCGCCTTGCCAAACTCATAGTAGGTTAAATATAGCAAATAATATTCGCAATGATCGAACAAAAATTTTACCTGATTTTAGACTTTATGAACTAATTGTTTATCTGAAATTTTTTTGTAAAAAGCCTTTTGTAGTTGAAAATGTAGTGCCTTTTTATGAGCCACTTGTAAAACCAAATGTTAAGCTAGGTCGGCATTATTTTTGGTCGAATTTTTATATTCCTGAAAAATATTTTAAAAAATCAACTAAATTAATTAAAGACATTGTTATTTCTGATTTTACTGATTTTGATTTAAGGTTGTTTAAAAATATAAAAAATAAAAGACAAGTTATTAAAAATCAAGTTGATAGTAATTTGGGTAAATACGTTTTAGGCTGCGCATTTGATAAAGGTCTTTTTGATGATATTAAATGAGCTTTTTGATAATTATATTAGCTATTACGAGCTTATTTTAAGTCCTTCTACTTTTAGAAGTGATATAGCTACTTACAACAAGCATTTTAAAAACTCACTTGGTTTAAGGGATATAAGAGAGATAAATTTTATTGATATTCAAAAGTTTTGCAATGATCTAATAAAGCAAGAATACAAGATTAAGACAATTAAAAATATCGTTGCAAAGCTAAAAGTTATTTTTAAACTAGGCATCAAACTGGAGCTAATAAGTAAAAATCCTTGCGATTTTATAGAGCTTCCAAAATTTGACAATAAAAGATATTTTGATTATTCGATAGCTATTCAAAAACGCTTTATAAAAGCTATTTGCGAAAACACTGATGATAACTCTGATATATTTTTTTTCTTACTTCACGGCAGGCGTAAAAATGAAGTATTAAGCCTTAAATTTAGCGATATAAACTTTAAAACAAGGACTTATACTATCCCTTTTAAGATTAATAAGGCAAAAAGAGATATGATCTATAAGATGAGCGATGAGCTATACTCTAGGCTTTATAAAAGATATATAGTAGCCAAAGAGCAAAAACGTCTAAATGATTATGTCTTTATTAATCCTATAACAGATGATAAATTTAAAGATTTGCGCAAAAGCTGGGCTTCACTTCTTAAAAGAAATAATTTGCCAAAGATAAGATTACATGATATTAGGCATTTAATAGGCACATACTCAATTAATTATCTTAAAATTCCTATCGAACAAGTATCATTTACATTAGGGCATACAAATATAATTACAACTCAAAAATACATTACTGCAAACATCAAAAAATCTCAAGAAACTATCGAAATTTTACTAAATTCAATTTCAGATTAATTTAAGCGTTTTAAAAAGTGGTTCGGAGTGCCGATATAATCGGTATTTGGTTGCGGAGGACGGATTTGAACCGCCGACCTTCGGGTTATGAGCCCGACGAGCTACCACTGCTCTACTCCG